AGCAATTAATGAGTTCAAGCAGACTGGAAACAACGATTCTAAGGAATCTAGTCCACAATGAAGACTACATGCGAAAGGTTCTTCCGTTTATAAAGTCTGAGTACTTTACGGATGAGAGTGAAAGAACCGTTTATAAGATAATTAGCGAATTTGTAGTTAAGTATAATAAACCTCCAACTACCGAGGCGCTAGGTATTACATTACAAAACTCTAGCTTACCTGAGGGTACTTTTAAAGAGACGAGTGAGTTAGTAAAAGAATTAGATATATTTGAAAAGCCAAATCAAGATTGGCTATTGGACGAGACTGAAAAGTTTTGTAAAGATAAAGCCGTTTATAATGCCATTCTTCAATCGATTGGTATCATGGAAGGTAGAGATAAAAACTTTAGTAAAGATGGCATACCATCATTGTTACAGGAGGCGCTAGGTGTCTGCTTTGATTCTTCCGTGGGTCACGATTATTTCGAAGATTCTTCTGATCGGTTTGATTTTTATAATCGGGTGGAGTCTCGCCTTCCGTTTGATCTATCGCTATTCAATAAAATCACAAATGGAGGCTTACCGAACAAGACGCTTAATATTGCTCTGGCTGGTACTGGTGTGGGTAAGTCTCTTTTCATGTGTCACATGGCTGCTGCGAATCTGGCTCTAGGTAAGAACGTTCTCTATATTACGATGGAGATGGCAGAAGAGAGGATTGCCGAGCGTGTAGATGCTAACTTACTAAACGTTGAAATCGATCAGTTAAAGAACTTACCTAAGCAGATGTTCGAAGGTAGAATCAGTAAGATTAACGGTAAATCTCAGGGTAAGTTAATTATCAAAGAATATCCTACCGCTTCTGCTCACGTTGGTCATTTTAAAGGTTTATTGAACGAATTGTCGTTAAAACGCTCATTTAAGCCAGATGTTATCTTTATTGATTACTTAAACATCTGCGCATCTTCTAGATTCAAGCCCGGTGGCGGTGTCAATTCTTATACATATATCAAAGCCATTGCTGAAGAGTTGAGAGGTCTAGCTGTAGAATTTAATTTACCTATCGTCTCCGCTACACAAACTACGCGTTCGGGTTTCTCGAATACAGATGTGGAGCTGACCGATACGTCCGAATCCTTCGGTTTACCCGCCACGGCAGATTTTATGTTTGCCTTAATAAGTACAGAAGAGCTCGAAGGTCTCAATCAGATCATGGTCAAGCAGTTAAAAAACCGGTATAATGATCCAACATTATATAAGCGGTTTATGATTGGTATTGATCGTGCGAAGATGCGACTTTATGACTTAGAGGATATTGCGCAAAGTAACTTAGCTGATTCCGGTCAAGATGAGAACGAGAACAGTAACTTTGGTATGTCTAAAATGTTTAAGACAAAGGATTTCTCCGGCATAAAGGTATAAATAAATTAAAAGGAGGTCCTATGTATCTTGCATCAGCCATAGATCAAGTTTTAGAAGATAAGAAATCTAAGCTTTTAGGACGTCCTACTTATTACCAGATTGCCGGAACTTTAACGCGCGGCTATAAAAGAGCCAGCATACCGTTTAAGTTTAGATTCGAAACATTCGATGATTACGGTCCTGATGATCTATCTGTCTCCGGTCTTTACGACATGGAAGAAGATGTTAAATATATCATACTTAATTTTCCTAAAGAACAAAAGCATTACTCTATTACCAATGAAAATTGGAGAGAGTTTAAATTTGCTGTGTCCCAGGTTTGTCAGCATGAAACGATTCACGAGTTACAGTGGCAGAACAGGGAGACAGACGGTGTACCATGCGCGATCGATTTTCGTAACTTAACGGGTTCAATATCAGAAGAAAAAGAGTACCTAGCCGACATCGATGAAATTGATGCTTACGGTCACGATATTGCAATGGAAATAAAGTTCTGCTATCCTAAAAAAGATCCTTACGAAATTTTAAGAACCATTGATAAAAGAAAGAAGCTCTGGTCTTATAACTATTATAAAAAGATATACAAAGGAGATGATTGGTCAAGAATAAAGAAGAGGCTTCTAAAGAAAACCTTTCAATGGATGCCTTATGTTACAGTATAATCGGAAAGGTTTAAATGAACGATGCACTGCTCAGTGTGGGAGATGTAATTCAGATCACCCTCATGCTTGCGGCCTGTTACGCCTGTTATTGGAAGGGGAGATACGAGGGTATTGAGGAAACCGTAACAGAATTAATAGATAGGGGTCTACTTGACGTAGAGGAACTAGAGAAAGAAGAGCCGTAAGGCTCTTTTTTTATGACGTAACGATCATCCAAAAGTTGCTAGTAACCCTGAAATAGGTTATAATAACATATGTTTAAAAGGAATACATTATGACTCAAACTAATTCACGAGCACGGGTTAAGCAAGATATGGTGGGTGGTGAGGGTATGATATTTTTGTTTAGTCAATATCATTCGGCGACTTTGGAAAGCTTTCGAGTAATCTGTAAGGAACTGATAGAGCAGTCCTCTGGTAAACGTACAACCAAAGATAAGTTCATCTACGAGTTAGAGCGAGCTACGTCTAAGGATGTTATGGTTACCAAGGTAACCAACTATCTGATGGCAGGTCAAGGCCTGGGCGTTTGATAGTATTTTTTATATTATGAAAGGCATTGATATGTTTACAGTAGCAGGTGTTTCCCGTAACAACGGGGTGATTAAGGTTCGTTTCTGTTCTGATAAGGTTCTTCGAATTAAGAACTTGCAAAAGCAGGGCGATACTGATATCGATTTGATTGAGCTTCCCAAGCCCATGACCAAACCAGAAGCGTGCCAGTTTCTGTTAGATCAAGATCAGTTTGTTGCTTATGCATCAGACATTATCGATATTCTGGGAAAGAAAGAGTTGACGAAAACTGTGAAACAGCCTATAATCAAGGCTGCGAAAGAGGAAGTAGTTGATCTAGAGCTTGAATCAATCAAAGAACTAGCAGAAGCTTAATTCTCTGTTACGAGGGAAAGACCGCCGCCCTCGTAACTTTTTCTATGGTGGGGCATTTCTATATTAAGGAAATATTATGTCATTGCAAACTTCTGTACTTAAGACTCTTCAGTCTGGTAAACAATTTACCGCCGGTCAAATGGCTGGTTTGTTCCGCTCAACTGAAGGCTCAGTTGCAGCACGTATCACTGAGCTCCGCGCTCAGGGTTACTCCATCTATAGCAATACTGCTAAAAATGGAAAAACGGCCTATCGCCTGGGTCGTCCATCGCGCGCGATGGTAGCAGCTGCTTACGCTGCAATGGGTAGCACAGTTTTTAACTGATGTGACTTGAACGGTCTCTCCTAGGGACGCCGGATATCGTAACCGGCATTAATTTATTATGGAGTCGTTATGCCTTTATTTGTTGTAGATGCTATTCAAATGTTTCGTACCAGATACGTTATTGAATGTAAAGAAGCCGAGCATGCTGGTGATACCGTTGCCATGAACGAGGCCGAGCAATTCAGCCAAATGGATCTAGGTGAACGTATTCTAACTACTAAAGAAATTACCTATGAGGAGTTTCGTAGGATGAATAAAGCTATTGAAGAAGGTCATGGTGATGGAACTCATCACCAGGCTGAAACGGGATCACCTTGGATGGGTGAAAAGTTAATTCACGTTATTAATTATAATAAGGAGACTAAAGAATGAATGTTCTAGCACAAGTTCAGCGTCAACGTGTTCGCTTTAGCCCCGATGATAAGAAGCATATTGATCAATATCGTCACTTTATAGTTAAACGAAAGTGGGAAACTCCAGGATGTCCGTTTGAATTAGAATGGCCTTATCTTAGTATTCCAGATATGATTAAAGATAAGATCATTAATCACTACTTAAAAATCTAATTTTTAGCCCCCGTTCTGGGGGTTTTTTAATGTATAAATATAATAATAACATTAAAGGACGGTAATGGTTCAAGCAAGAGTAAGTTCAGGCGCGTCTGGCCAGAAAATAGTAGCAGATTACTTTGTAAATCAATTTAAAGCTAAAATTATTTCAATAGCTCCTCCTGGTTCAAACGTTACTGATATTGTTTTGCAGATTAATAACACTCGCTATAATGTTGAGGTTAAGGGTACAAAAGATCTTAAAAGTGATGTATCTATTTTTGATTTAAGTGCTTCTAGAAAAAACAATGATTTTTATTATCTTAATACTCTTGCTAAATCAATGATAACAGCAAGCGGCAAAAAGATTCCTAGTGCGTATACAGGATCAGAATACCTTTATGGTATTGATTTATATAGATTAGATACAGGAGATATGACTGTTGGATTTCCACTAGATCAAGGTGTAACATCTCGTGGTGGTAAGCTACCTCCTTTTTACAGATCTACAAATTCTAGCGTTCTTAGTACTACATATGATTTGTTAATGAAGCATTTTGATGAAAAAGATGATAAGTTTTTTGCAATAGTACATAATAACGATGTATATGCGTGGTATACGGGTTTAGGTTCCTCACCTATACCGAAAGTTAAAAAACTAGCATCTACCAATATAAAATCAGCCTCTCTTGCTTCATATGGCGTTGAATACTATAGAAAAGATATACCTGAAAAAGGTATTAAAAAAGGCGATCTACGTGGTGTGTTAAGAACAGCATTAAAAGTAAAATTTAATATATGATGCAATTTAACTTATATCTTACTGAAGCTTCAGAAGAAAAACTAACTCACCTAGAGCATGCAGAAGACCATGTCATTAATGATGGTATGGAAGGCTTTGCCCATGCTTATCATAATTTAGAAGACGTTAAAGACCAGGTTAACGGTAAGAAGAACAAGACCAAGATTGCAACTAAGTACGATGGTTCCCCTTCTATTGTATTCGGTCATCACCCAGAGACCGGTGCTTTCTTTGTTGCATCAAAATCGGTTTTTAATAAAGATCCTAAGTTAAATTATACACCAGAAGATATCGAAAAGAATCATGGTCATGCACCGGGTCTGGTTCAGAAGTTAAAACAAGCATTAGAACATCTCCCTAAAGTAACACCTAAGACGGGAGTCTACCAGGGTGATGTAATGCATTCAGGTATGAAGTCTAAAGATAATCCTCATGGTGACGTTGTTAACGAGGGTGGTAAGTATCACTTCAAACCTAATACCCTTACGTACTCTACATCTCATAGTTCTGCAGAAGGTAAAAAGATCGCTAGTTCTAAGTTCGGGGTAGCCGTTCATACTGCATACGAAGGTAACACACTAGAGGGAATGAAAGCACAATACGGTGCCGATCTTTCTCACTTCCCTAAGCACCCCGAT